TTACGTGGGGCTGGGCTCGTTGGACGATTCGCTGCCCGATTCCGACATGCGCGCCAGCATAGCATTCACGGACTCGGCCGTGATGCCGACCGCTCGGGTGTTCCCGATGTTCCGCTTGACTAGCTCACCGCGGCTGCACATGCGGTAAATCGTCGCCACCGATAGGCCAAGGGCCTCGGTCGCTTCATGCACCCGGTAGATAAGTTTCGGCGCCGCGGCCGGCTGTTGGTGTTGGGCTGCGTGTGCCATTACTGCTCCTTGTTGTCGGTGGTGGCGCGCATGTTCCACTTATCTACGTGATCGCCCTTATCTGACCACGGGGCTTGCGCGCCGCAATAGCCGCACTTGACGAAGTAGGCCGGGTGAAGAGTCGTGCCTTCGATATGCTCGATTTCGGGGTCGTTTTCGCCGCAGAACGGGCAAGGCTTCAGGTCAGTCATAAACGGCGCCTCCGTCGTTGTGCTGCTTGGGGTGGGGAACGACGCGAAAATCCACGACCCAGACCCATGGATTGGCGTCCCAGGCGCCGCTGCCGTTAAGAGAATCCCAGAGGGCGGCGAACCCGTACTTTTCCGGGATGTGCTTCATTGGGACTCCGCCAATGGCCGCGTGCTCCGCTCGAGAGAAAGCGCGGCCTGGAACGCTGTGGGGGTCTTCCAGCAGTTCGCTAATGCCCTCTTCGCATAGGTCGTCGAGCGTGATGGCCTGCAGCCGCTCCACCCGCACGCCGGTGATCTCCAGCGTGATGCGGGAGCAGTCGCGGGGCATGTGGATCGATGGGATGCGCCCGAACTTGCGCGCCCACGGGCGAACCTCGGCGGGCCGGTACTCTTTGCCGTGCCACTCGTCGTCATAGACTACGCAGGGCTGATCCCCCCAGCCCGGGGCATCGCAGCCCCAGAAAGATTCTCTGACCCACAGGCGGTCGCCGGGCTGGCCGTAGGGGCAGCCGCTCTGGTTCGGGAATCGGGTCAGGATCGCGTCCAGATCGTCGCGGCCGGCGAATTCCTTGGCTACCCGCCGGGTCTGCGTCTTGTTGCCGGCCAGGATTGCACGCACCATCGGCGCGCTGAACAAGATAGGGCGCTCACGCATCGCTCTGCTCCTTCTGCGCTCCCGGTTGCGCGGACAGGGCGGCGCGCAAATCCTTGCGCCACCAGTACGCCCCGCGCTCGTCGGGATGACGGTCGCCAAAATGGACTCCACGCAAGGGGCCTTCACCCAGCAGAAAGGCGAACACGGGATGGTTTACATCGCGCACCGCCTCGCTGGCCTGGGGCGCGGCATTCTCGATGGCTTCCAGGGCGCGCATCCACGGGCAATTACTGCTGCTGTGTTCGCCGATTTCGACCAGCAGATGGTCAGCAATGGCGTTCGCCAGCTTGTCGGCCACGTCGTGGTACTCGTCGCGCTCGGTCATTACCTCTTCGAGTTGCTTGTCCAGAGATTCGTTGATAGCCCGTAGCCTCTGGTTGTCGGCCGCAAATCCGTGTTGGTGAATAACCTGCTGCGCCTCCCCGGCTACAGGGGCGCTTGCCAGGGCGGCGTCATGGTCGCGCATCAGGCGAGTGATGGTATAGAGCCGGCCGCCGATGCGCTCGCAGAGCCCGGCCTTAATCGTCAGCGCCGGGAATTTATCCTTGAGCCAATCGACGGCCGAACGCTTGACCGCGACATACCCGCACGGGTCCACGGCCTGCCGCTCATCGGCTACAGGGGCGCGCAGCTTGGACAGCAGGGCGGATTCGACTGCATGGAACCCAGAGAAGCTGACAGTGGTCCGCAGTTCGACCGGTCCATCTTGGCGGTACTGCTCCGCGTACTGTTCGGCGTGCGCCAGGCTGTTGCTGCTGGCGACGAGTTCGTCTTCTTGGTAGACCTCGTAGTCCACCAGCACATCTGCCGGCTGTGCGGCGTTGTTCTGGTCGGTCATGTCCTTTCCTTGGTGGTGGGCTGGGCGGCAGCGATGCGCTCAAAATGAAATACGATCTGCGCGCCAGTCTCGACGGCCAGGCCGAAGCGCAACGCGTGGCGGTAGGTCGGGTAGTTGTCGTTCAACACCTTGCAGGTGCGCTGCAGCTTCACACGCCAGGCCTCCAAGCTCATCGCGTGCTTGTCGATGTTGCAGGGCGGGCACGCTGGCATGTAGTTGCTCGGCACATCACGCTCCGGGCGCAGGGGCGCTCCGCTTACGAGCTTCCACGACCGTTCCCCGCGAACCATCTTCAGATCGCGCTGCACAGGCTCAAGGTGGTCAACGTGCCAGCGTTCCGGCAGCGGCTCTCCGCAGTAGGCGCACTTGCCGTCAAACATGGCGAAGACGCGGGCGCGCTCGGCTTTGCTGATCGCCATCACGCCTCTCCCTGCTGCGGGACCTGGGCGGCGGCCGGCGCGGACAGAAGATTGGCGTGGGTCGCATGTTCAAGCACGGTACGCCCGCTGGGGAGCATGATCTGGCCCAGGAATGCGCCTTCGAATGACAGGATGCCAGTCTCGATGGCCATGATCTGGCCTTTGATCCAGTCGCGCAGGATCGAGTAGACGGCCACGCTGGCGATATCCAGGGCCTTGGCCTCGTGCTGTTGGCGCGTGCAGTGCATGCGCGTGGTCCAAGGCTTTTCCTTGAGCCATGCCGCTGCATAGCCTTTGGTAGATGCCTTCACGCTGACCTGGCGGCCGCGGTATTCGAACTGCACCAGCAGCTCGCCGGCGCCGTCATCGACCATGCTGCCAAACTTGCTGCAACCGAAAGCTCGCAGCAGTTTCTGGATTTCGCCCAGCGCTTTCTCGCCGCTGGTTGCGCTGCTGTACGGAAGGGCCATCACTCACCTCCTTTGCCCTGCTGGGCGGCGAGGGCGGCGTCAATGGCGTCATCCAAGTCCTTCCCATGGATGAATCCAGACTCTGACCCGGCCTCACCCCTCTGGAACATGTCGCTTTCGTCACACAGAACAGCAGCAGGGGCACGGCCAGCCGTTTGATGGGCCTTTTCACTCAGCCACCGATACCGCTTGGCATCCAGCGCATCGCCAGCAGCGAGAGCGTCATCGGGGCGCGCATTCCATCCGGCGATAAAGACTTCCTCGAAGCACAGAGCGGGCCAGACGCCACGACGAGCAAACCACGCATGGAACGCCTGGCGCTCGTCCTGCGCATCCCCAGGCGCCACAGTGGCGGGGGAGCCAGGGGCGGCTCTGAGCATGGCGGCGTAGGCCCGATTAGACCGACCAGTTTTAATGACGGCTTTGGAGTAGGTGTCATGCCAAGCCTTGATCATTTCAGGCGTGGGCTCAATCGGTACCAGCTTCCAGCCGGCGGGGATGGGGGTCATGTCAGCTCCAAGGGGTTGGGGTACGATTTCCCTGCCAACAAAGGGAGGGCGATATGAATACCTGCGTGGATTGCCAAGGTCTTCACAACCAGTTGTCGAGAGAGGAGCCTCATGCAAACCTCAAACTGTTGGACAGCACGAAGCATCGTTCTATGGGGAATGCTTCTGGCAAGGTTGAGCTGTACCAGTGCACCGCTTGTGGAACGTATCTGGGCCGAGACCTTGATCGAAAGGATTCGGGCGCTTCCTGGGAAATAAGGAAGTAGGATCACGTCCGGGCCTCCATCTCAGCCAGGATCCGCGTCTGCTGAAGCAGGTCGCTAGCGTCGGCCTGGTCTAGGCTGGCGCCGATCCTGCGCAGGGTGGGGATCTCGGCGCGTAGGGCTGCCATCAACGGCATATCGATAGGCATGCCCACCTCCAAGCGGTTGGCGAGCTGGCGCAGGGCCACGGCCTTAAACGCGCGCCCATGTCGCACCGCCCACATATCGAAGAAGTCGGCCATGCCCGCAAGAGCCGGCGCGCTGGCATACCACTGGCCATCCTCGATGCAGTAGAAGATCGGCACGCCGCGGGCGTCGGTCGATATCGTGCCTTCGGCGTCGAGCTGGTCGATAAGGAATTCCAGCGGCGCCAACGTCTGCTGAGTCTTGATCAGCATGGGCAGGCGGGCCGGGCGCGGCCGGTACTGCTTGCGGCGGGGCTTGCGGGCGTGGGTCATGGTCGTGTCTATATAGGGAGGCCGGGCACCGGCAGCGGTGGGGAAGGCTCGGGAGGGGGAAGCCCGCCGCCGGGCCGGCCATTGATCGTTACGCCGCTTCCGGCTCCAGGTTCAGGCCCAGCGAGCCCTGCTTGTCCACGGCCGGCTTGACGCTGATGTCGACCTCGCCGCCCAGCACTTCGTACAGGCGCTTGATCTGCTCGCCGGTGGGGTTGCACTTCACCCGGAAGCCGTAGCGCGCGCTGCCGCCTTCCATCAATTCAACGGAAAAATGGTCGACGTCGGCCGTCTCGAAGTCGATGTCGGATGCGCCGCCCAGCCCGAAGCCGATCACGACCTGCGCGCCCTTCAGCTCATGCTTGAGGCGCAGCGCGCCGATCAGATCGCCGAACTTGCGCACGGTCAGCTGGTCGGCCGGGCTGCCTTGGAAGATCTCTTCCTGGTCCGGTGGCGTCTCTTCGCGGCGGTACAGGGCGTCGCGCAGCACCGGGTGGAACATGGCCAGCAGGCCATTGCTCTCCGTGAACGCGATCTTCAGGTCCGCGCCGCCGACCTTCTCGTCGCCGTGGTTCTCGGGGCGCACGTTCAAGTGCGCAAGGGTGACTTTCTGGCTTTCCAGGCTGAACATTCGTCAGTCTCCTAGGTTGTGCTGCTGGGAAGGGTTAGGCGCGCAGGGCCTGCGCCAGATAAGGGTCGACGTCCGGCTGGCGCAGCAGCCACGCCTTGTAGTCGCCGGGGATCTCCGCAATGGGCGTGCCCTTGTGCTTGCCGAAGGTCATGACGCGTGGAATGCGGGCCTGTTCGGAAATCGCCCAAGCGTCCTCCCAGGTGGCCGGGCGCCCGAACATGAATAGCGTCTGTTCCAAGATGCGCAGGCAGATGCGGATATCGACTGCGGCCGAGTGGGCGCCGCGCAGCGTCTCGCGCGCATTGGCGCGGTCCAGGTGGTAGAGCAGGGCGGATTGAGTGTGGCTGTCCAGGTCGGGCCATGCGCGGCGCGCCAGCGCCAGGGTGCAGATGCGCTTAACGTTCGGCTTGCCGATAACGCTCCAGTCGAAATCGATGTTGTGTCCGATCAGGTACTGCACGCCTTCCGGCAGGGCGAAATCATCGGCCGGCGGGCAGTCCGCCAGGTCTTCGTCCATGATGTGATGCGTGGCAAGCGCGCCCAGGGCGATGGGCTTGCCCGGGTTGTAGCGCTGGCAGAAGGCCGCGTCGGTGGTGATGGCACGCGGGTCGTCGCCGAGCACCAGCCAGGCGGCTTCCACAATCACCGGCTCGATAACGCCAGTGGTTTCGGTGTCGAATACAAGTGCGGTCATGGGTTTCCTCTGGGTTAGGCGGCCAGGCGCTTGAGCTGGGTCACCAGCTCGTCGCGCTCGGCCAGGAATTGCAGGACGGCGCGCTCGTGGTCGGCCAGCTCTGCGGCGGTGGGGGTGTAGCGGCAGACGAAAAGCTGCAGGTCTTCGGGGAAGCGCGGGTCGAACGACACGAAGTCGGCGAACTCGGCGCCGGTAACCCACACGTTGTGCAGGCACTGCGGGCGGTACTGTTCCGGCACTACGCCGGCTTCCAGGTAGCGGATATGGGTGGTGCTCTTCGGACACTTGGTTTCCAGGACGCCGCGCCGGCCGTCCTCTACGAAGAGGCCGTCGACGCTGCATCCTGCGTCCACGTCGGGCAGGTACATGAAGCCGCTTTCGATGGCCACGTTGCCGGACTTCTCTTCGTAGGCCATGCGGGCGAACGGCTCTTGGTCGATGCCCCATTGCATTTCACGGCTCACGAAATCGCTGCCCTGGGGCATGCCCGTCAGCACTTCAATAGCTAGTTCGAACTTGTAATCGGCGCGCTTGGCCGACCATTCCTTCTTGGCGGTCATCGCCAGCATGTCTGCCGCGCGCGACCCGGTGACCCGGCCGCAGCGGTCCAGCAGCCAGCCGTCGCTGCCCTGCTCATGGGGGGAGAGGATGTAGCGGTTCATTCCTGGGTACCTCCTTGGTCATCGCGGCCGAAGCCGTCGTCGGACGGGTCGCGGGGCGGCTCGTCGATGGTCTTGCCGTCGTCCGGCGGCGTTTCGGTAGGCACGGCTTCACCGCGCAGCACGGCGCCACGGGCGGCCACGGCCGACTTGAAAGAGTTGTAGATAGCCATGTCCTTAGTGGCGCGCACCTCGGCCAGGCCGTCCTTCCAGACCGCGGCCAGGGCTTCGGCCGTCTTGGCGGCTTCCACGGCCTTGCGCAGGCGCGGTAGCAGATCGGGGTCGACCGGCACGCTGGTGGCGGTGATGGCCAGCCCTTCGCCGCCGTCGGTATTCAGGTGGTGGATCGCCTCCGACAGGCGGTCGTTTTTCGGCCAGTATTTGTAGGCCCGCTTGACGACCGTCTTCTTTGCCATTTCGCCGTAGTCGGTCTTCCAGGGCGAGGACTTGCCCGACTTCACCGACTGCGAACGGTTCATGATCGCGTCGATGTCGGCGCGGCTCATGGGCGTGGTCAGGTAGTCGCCGTCCGCGGTCTTGACCACCACATAGGCGCCGACGATTTCCCCGCGGTCCTTGCTGAACGGGTTGAAGACGTGCGTGGGCGGCGCGTCGAAGCCGTTCAAGGCGAAGTTGTCGGCCTCGCGCACCAACTCGGCCTGCGCCCAGCGGATTGAGCCGGTGGCCACGGCCAGGTCGATCAGGCCCATGTAGCTGATGTCCAGGCAGATCCGGCCGTCGCGCGGCACCAGATAGGCCTGGCGCTTGGCCGGGTTCAGGCTGATGCCGATGGCGGCTACGTTCGTGACGGCGTTGATCACCGACTGGCGGTTGCCGGTGGCGATCTTCAGAGCGAAGTCGTTGTTCTGCAGGACCTGGATAGCAAAGCCGGCCTCCTTCTCGAAATTGATCGAAGGATCGGTCAGCACCGCGGCGAACGAGTCGCGGGTGTCGTAGATGTCCTGGGTGATGACGGCGAGGTTGTTCAAGGTCATTCCTTCGCGACGACCACGGTCTTGCCGCAGCCTTCGCAGGTGGGGTAGGGGGTGGACTTGGCGTCGGTCTGCTGGCGGTCGCCGTAAGCCGCGACGATGGCGCCCACGAAGACGAGGGCGCAGGCAGCACCGACCCATTCGTGACGATCAAGCTGGAGCAGGGCGCGCAGGAGGCGGCGGATCATTGGGCACCTCGGGCTTGGGCGATGGCGGCGCGGGCTTTGTCGAATGCGGCGCGGCACAGGTCCATGCGAGCGTAGAAATCCACGGTGTGGTCCTGCTCTCGGTCGTCCCATTCGAGCATTGCCATGCAGGCATCCAGCAGCTCCGGCGCGGCTGAGATCAGGCTGGCGTCTGCTTCCTGGCGATCCGCCGTCATGCCGACCACCACGAAGCCGCCTTCGGTTCCACGGATCACGTACGGTGGCCGGCCATCTCGACCTGGCTCGTAGCGCCAAGGCCCGGGCGTGTGTTTCGTCGTCATTCGTCTCTCCAGCAGCGCGCCACCAAGGCGTCGCCGATCAGGGCAATCAGGTAAAGGCCGCACAGGCCCCAGATGGCGTAGGCGGCGGTCATTTGCGCCGCCCAAACGTCACGCGCTGGCCGTCGTCGCACAGGTCCACCAGATCCGAAACCAGATGGCCCTGGGCCAGCAGCACCCACTGGCGGAAGTGCGCGCCGACCACGGCAAGCTCATCGCCGCGCACCGACGAAGACACGGCCATCGCAAACGCCTGTTCCGCGTTCGGCTTCGCCTCGGTCGCGGCATACAGCGCCTCGGCGGCGCGCTGGCTGTAGTCGTGTTCCTGGTGGATCACCATGTCGCGGATCAGCGCCACGTGCAGATCGGCGTCCATTTCGCGCAGGGCGCTCATGCGGCGCTGCACTTCCGTCAGCGGCGGGATGATCGCGGCCGTGCCGCAGGGGGTGGGGTAGGCGAGGTGGGCCATGTCAGTTCCTCGCGTCGCCGGCAGCAACCTGATGTGCGGCTTGCGCCGCCAGATTCCCGTAGTGCGTGCCCGGGTCGTCCGCCTCCTTGATGGCAGCGATATCGACGGCTTCACTCGTTCCGGCTCTATCCCAGAGGTAGACCGGAAGATCCTCATACTTCGCCAACACCCGCGCGTCCGCCTCGGTTTCGGCGTGCACGGTGACGGTCTGCTCGCTGATGCGCGTCTCGGTCAGGCGCATCACGACCTGAAAAGCTTTGCGGCTCATGGTGTTCTCCCTGTTGCTCACCGGGTGGTGAGTGCATGGGAGAATATTAGCTAAAGGCTAATGAACGGCGCAATGGAAATATGAGCAAAAAGCTAATTTTTTTGTAACAGGCAAAGAAAAACCGCCCGGTGGCGGCTACGATTGCTCAAGTTCGAAGCCCGGTGAGGGCTGCTCTATGGAGTGTTCAGATGTCGGATATCACGTCGAAGTTGCTGCTGGCCATGACGCTGGTAAAGAGCGGGGAGCCAATAATGATTCAGTTGACTGAAGAGCAGGGAATAGCTCTACGCGGTCCGATCCTCGAGTACTCGCATGAAAGAGGGGATTCCTCGCTCGAAGCGGCTGCTGAGGTGATTTCAGCAGCCTTGGGGCGGACCGTCATTTTCTCCGCGCGATAGACCTTTCTATATCGGCGTCGAAGCGCTTGCAGAAATCGTTTACCCGAGGATCCTTGGCACGATCCTCCGCCAGTAATGAGTAGGCAAGGGGTTGGTGGGAAGCCCGGAGAATCTGAGTAATATTTGATACTTTTTTTTGGCAGGTGGCGATCCCGTCCACTATCTCCTGCAAGTCATCTAATGTGTACACCAGATTTGCTGCCGGCAGATTTGCATTTTTAGGGCGGATATTTACTAGTGAGGGATTGGCTGCTAGCGCGGGATCGCTTGGTTTCGCCCACTGGCCGTGAGCTATCTCGTTCCGTAGTTCGCTGATGGCGCTACACATCTTGATGGTGCTGAGCAGCTCTCTTTGGATTTCACCTTCCGTAGTGTTTCGCGCCAATGAGCGAAGGACTTCCAACTTTCCACTGGTAGAGTTGATCGCAGCGAAAACATAAGTCCCTAAATCTGGCGACTCCATAAGTTCCCACATGCAAATCGAGAGTTCACCCTCAAGAGATGAGAACCGAGTGACGACCATGCCGATCAGCTTCAGGTGTTCAGGGTACTCGGTCATATCGCATAGTACGCCGCCTGTGGATACTGCCCGTTCTGCCATTCGAAGCTCCAAAAGTTGCCGATCAATCACTGTCTCTTTGGCAGCAAGTTTTCACTCGTGGAAGCGCATGGGGGGGCGGGGGACTACAGCAACGCCCACCGACGAGTCACGATGCCTCTTCCTACTGTGGGTCTCGTGCCACACCAGCGCCGCCAAGCCGAATCCAGCCACACCGAGAACAGACTTTCCAAGAGGCAGCGCGCCTTGCGTGCCGATCCAGAGCAGCATGCCCACCACCGACACAGCGAGCCCGGCGACCAGGATGAAAAGCACTGGGTCATGAATGAGAGCTTTGGCCGCATGGCTTCGCTCCGCAGCTGAAAGCAGAACGCGCGCGCCAAACCAGATCAGCAGGGCGGCTGGGACCAATGCCGCCACAGGAATCAGAGCATTAAGATCGTCCATTTGCCTGGCTACCAAGTAGTGCAGTTGACTTGGTACCCGATGCGAGAGCAATTCGTAGTCAAAGGCCGGTTCATCTGCATCTGCTGTTGGGTAAGCTGTTGCTGCATTATTTGCGTCTGCTGCGTCTGCTGTAGCGAGGTATTGAATGCCGCCCAAGCTGCGGCGGCGCGTGTGGCTTCTTCTGCTTGCTGATGTGCATGCTGCTGCCTTGCACCAGCAAGCATTTCGTTCGATTTGGAAAGCAGCGCAGCGCGCGCTTCATTGAACTGCCCGATTCCAGTGTCGTCTCGAATAGCTCGAGCCCTTAGCACCCGCTCCTGCTGGAAGAAGGCCTGATAAAGACTCGCGCCGATGGGTGGTTCATACTTGCTCGCCCATTGAATCTTCGCGGCGTAACACTGCGCCATGACGTCATCGATGTCTGCGAGGGCGCGTTTTTGGGCGCTGGAAAAGCGTGCGGGGTTTGCCAGCTGAGAGACGCTTGCATCATCTGCATTCACAGGAATGACGTCGTGCAACGGGACCAGCCGTGGATCTTGCAAGGCGACGTCGCAGAGCGCCGATACTGCGTGGTTATCCGTCTCGGCTTGTCGCTGCGCGTTGCCGGCGCAGCCACTACCCGCCGCTACGGCGACGAAAGTTGCAGCAAGACCAAGAATTCGCATTTCGTCACACCCCAGTTAAAAATTTCCCACAGGACCACACAAGCGCCAGTTGCCGCGGATCAGGCGGCCTTCTTGCCTTCGTCACTTTTGACAGAAGGATGCGCCCCAAACGCCTTTACCTGACTGATTACCCAGTCTTCGATCGCTTCTTTCTGACCGGGCGTCAACCGGTCAAAGTCAGTCTTTGGCAGACGGGGGAATGGCCAGTCTCCGGCATCACGTTCGACATCCGCATGGTTGATGTCCAGCCATCCTTCGGGCTTGCCCATCCTTTCTTCAATAAACCGGCATGTTCCGGCTCTCATGCCTCTGGGCGTGCCAGTAGCTGAGTTCTTTGAAGCGTTCAACCATTGACTGACCTGGGACTGGTCACGTTCCAGGCGCTCAGCGAGGCGGCCGACTCCACCAGCCTCTTTTGCGAGTAGTGCCAGGTTTGCCCGGCGGATGTCATCAATCAGCATTCGGCTATTTGATAGCCAATGGCTAACAATGGGAATTTGCAAAAGGCTCATATTGTTGTTGCGCTAGAATTAGCAAACGGCTAATATCGGCCCATGAAATTAGCCGAATACCTATCCCAAGAGCGTGGCCGCCAAGCGGCTCTGGCCAAGGCAATCGGCGCTCATGCGCCCGATGTGAGCCGCTGGGCCCGCGGCGAACGGCCTATCCCTGTCGAGTTCGGAGGCCCTATCGAGGTGGCCACCGGGGGGCAGTGCACGCGACGCGAGCATTGGCCCGAGGACTACGCCCGTATCTGGCCCGAACTCGCGCCGACGGAGGATGCAGCGTGATCCCCGGCCCATCAGTGCACTGTCGCGCTGGTGCGCCCCTCGGTGGCCCACGCCATGCGGTCGCGCTCGTTGCACAGCTCCCTGAACACGTCCATTACCGCGGCTTCACTCGGATCCACGAAGGCCCGACGCGCGATGTCTTGGGCGTTGTTCAGCAGTTTTTCGGTCTCGGTCATGTCGTTCGTATTGGGTTGTCGGTACGAAAAATTTTTGCCCGAGTCCACGCTGTAACTCACGTTGTAACCCGATGATTTTTTCCTAAAAGGAAGCGAAGTGCACACCCATCCCGCAGTTGTATATGGCGCCAGTACGTTGCCGGCGCCCGCCGGAAAGCGATTCCTGCCGCTGTCTGCTGTGGCGGCTTGCAAGACCTTCCGCGAGGCCGTGCGCCTTGCCTGGGAACACCGGGCGCGGCCCAATATGACGCAGCGCAGCCTGGCTGAAGAGTGCGGCCTATACGCGCCGCACGTGAGCAGCTACCTGCACCCCGAGCCGCTGGATGGCAAGAACCGCCCGCGCTTGGACCTGCCCGCTGATTGCATCGATGCATTCGAGGAAGCCGTGGGCAACCACGCCATCCGCCAGTACCTGAACCATCTGGGCCGGCTGACGATTATGGAAGAAGTCATTGCCCAGAGGGCCGCATGACCTATGACGAAGCCCTGGCCCTCACCAAGCGCGCGTTCGAAGAGGCCCTGCGGCAGCACGGCTGGGACCGCGCAAAGGCATACGAGGAAATGATGCTGCGCGAAGACCTGAACCCCCAACTCCGCGAGGCCTTCCTTGTGATCGGCCGCCACACTGCATTTTCCACGAGGCATTGATGCGCCAGCGTTTACACAACCCCCGCACGTTCTTGCTGATCGGCGCGAGCCAACAGGCCGCAGCGCAGTCGTTCCTGGCCAACCTGCCGCTTGATGCCGACACTCCGCTGGAGGTGGTGGTGCGCGAGCGCATCAAGCCGCGCAAGATGAGCCAGAACGCCCTGATGTGGGCCGGCCCGCTGGCTGACATCGCAGAACAGGCCTGGGTGGGTGGCAAGCGTTTCACCGCCGAGGCCTGGCACGAGCATTTCAAGCGCGAGTACTTGCCCGAAGAGTTCGACCCGGAGCTGTGCCTGGATGGCTACGTCAAATGGCAGATTACCCCGCGCGGCGATCGCGCGCTGGTGGGCAGCACCACCATGCTGACCGTCAAGGGCATGGCCCAGTACCTGACCCAGGTGGAAGCCGCCGGTGCTGAGCTGGGCGTCGAGTTCCGGTCGCGGGAGCCTCGGCCATGAAAAAAGACGGGATTCCGTCCACTGGTCTGCGCAACAGTTCTCTCATGAGGACCACACCCCTGACCCGCAAGACCCCGCTCAAGGCCACCACCGGCCTGCAGCGCGCCCCAATGAAGCGCCGCGCGCCGAAGAAGCGCGCCGGCCACGAACCGAAGTACCTGGCCGCGTGCCGCGGCGAGCGCTGCTACCTGCAATTCGCCGGGTGCCGCAGCTACGAAGGGGACCCCACGGTCGTGCCCGCCCATCAGAACGAAGGGAAGGGCATTGGCGTGAAGGTCCACGACAAATTCACCGTTCCCGCCTGCTTCCACTGCCACACGCTTTACGACCAGAGCGGCATTGACCGCGAGATCAAGCGCGCCACCTGGGACTGGGGCTACACGCGCTGGGAACCCGTGCGCGCCCAGAAGATGGCCGCGAACAGCGACAAGTTCAAGGAGGCCGCGTAATGGCCGCTGACTGGATCAAGATGCGCGTCGACCTTCCGACGCATCCGAAAGTTGTCCGCATTGCGTCCGCTTGTGAAGCGGACAGACTGCGCGTGATTGGCGGACTTTTGTCCGTTTGGGGTCTGTTCGATGCCCACTCGGTCGACGGAAGGCTGGAAGGTTACACGCCGAAGGTGATGGACGAGACCATCGGTTTCCTTGGATTTTCGGATGCCATGATCGCCGTCGGTTGGCTGGAATTTGACGGATTTTCCCTATGGATGCCCCAGTTTGGCGAGCATAACGGCCAGTCTGCCAAGAAGCGCGCCCAGGACGCAGACAGGAAGCGAAACGACCGAAATTCGTCCGCTTCCGAAGCGGACAAAAAGCGGACTAGAGAAGAGAAGAATAGAGAAGATAAAAAGAACCCCCCTAACCCCCCGGCGGGGGGAGAGGGCTGGGCGTTGCCTGACTGGATTCCTGCTGAACCCTGGCGGCAGTTCGAGGAAATGCGGCGGAAGAAAAAAAAGCCCATGACCGACGGCGCCCGCAAGCTGGCCGTGAGCAAGCTGGACGCCCTGCGCGGCGCTGGCCACGACGTGGCGACGATGCTGGACCAGTCGATCCTGCACGCCTGGGACACGTTCTATGCCCCGAAGCCAGACAGCGGGCAGGCCAGTTTGGGCGGCCTGAGCGGCGCGGCGGACGACCGCCTGGCAGGTGCGCTATGAACGGCCACCGGTCGCTCATGGCTGCCCGGATGAGTGGGCGCAAGCCTGCCGCTGTGTTCGTGATCGACCTGGACGGACGGTGGTTGACGCCGTACACGGGCGCCGAAATGTGCGCGCGCAATGGCGCGTTCCCTGAAATCGAGATTGAGCCCGGTGACGTACTGGGCACGCTGGACCTGCGCGCGGTGCGTGGCCTGCGCGTGCTGGTGCTGGGCGCCGACAAATTCCGCGTGGCCGAGCTGATGAAGCGTGCCGCGCAGTTCCAACCCGCCGAAATCCTCGCATCCGGCTTTCAGGACAACCTGATCGCGCGCTGGACCGAGGCCGGCTATCAGAAGCTGGAGGTCACCCTTTGAACCCGAATGACGCCCCGATTTTCACCCCGGACGACACCGACTTCCGCGAGTGGGTCGCCGATTCCGACCCGCAGACGCGCGTTGTCTCGCCGTCGGTTTGGAAGGAGCAGCTGGTCCGCAGCACGATGGAGGCCGACCGCATCTTTGGCGCACGGTTGCCGTGGCGCAAGACCCACGACCAGATCCGGTTTCGCCCGGAAGAGGTCAGCCTGTGGCAAGGCATCAACGGGCACGGCAAGAGCCAGATGCTGAACCAGGTGGCGCTGGCGCTCGCCGCCCAGGATGAGCCCGTGTGCCTGGCCAGCTTCGAGATGAAGCCGCTGACGAACCTGAAACGCATGCTTCGCCAAGTCGCGCGCAACGGTAGCCCCAGCGCGCAGATGGCCCAGCGCATGCTGGCGTGGATGGAGGGCCGTTTCTGGTTCTACGACCAGGCCGGCATGGTCCGCCCCGAGATGATCTACAAGGTGGTCGGCTACGCGGCCGCGCGCCTGGGCTGCAAGCACGTTGTCATCGACAGTTTGATGAAGTGCGTACGCGGCGAAGAGGACAAGGACGGCCAGAAGAACTTCCTGGACGCCCTGACGGCGTTGGCGCGCGACAACAAGATTCACGTCCACCTTGTGCACCACGTCCGCAAGGGTGAGAACGAGGACAAGGCGCCGGGCAAGTTCGATGCGCGCGGCTCGGCCGCCATCATCGACCAGGTGGACAACATTCTGACGGTCTGGCGCAACAAGCCCAAGGAGCGGATCGCCGAGAAGGAGTCCCGCAACGGCGGCCAGGTGTCGGACGACACCGACAGCAAGCCGGACACCTACCTGATCTGCGACAAGCAGCGCAATGGCGAGTGGGAGGGCAGCATAGGCCTGTGGTTCCACCAGGACAGCATGCAGTTCACCCCGGACAAGCACCGTCGGCCCATGGAACTCGTCGGGGAGCTGGCATGACATCATCGAACCTCACCCCCCAAGGCGCCGACGTGGCGCTGGATCCGATGGCCGGCACGCTAGCGAACAGCTTCGCGCTCGTGGGTACTGGCAACACCATGGCCGAGGTTGTCGCCTCGCTGGACGCCGACCCCTGGGCCCGGGATGGCGCCCAAACGGCCCCGAACGCCTCGCCACGCGGCGCCAATGCTGGATCTACGGTGGCGCCCTCGGTGGGCGTGAACGTCAACATCCTGGCGCTGGACCTGGGCACGAAGACGGGTTACGCGCTGCGCCGGCGCGATGGCAGGATCGCCCACGGCACACAGGACTTCACCCCGCGCAAGTCGTGGTCGGAGGGACAGAAGTGGGCCCGCTACCGCGCCTGGCTGACGGAGACCATCAGGGAGGGGCAGGTTCACCGGGTGGTCTATGAACTGGTCGTTCGGCACGAGGCGAAGGGGCGGCCGCTTTGGGACGCGGCCCACGCCTACGGTGCCTTCCAGGCGATCACGCATATGGTGTGCGACGGGTTCAACGTGGACGCCATCGGCGTGAATCTGGCCACCGTGAAGAAGAACTTCACCGGAAGCGGCCGGGCCAAGAAAGAGGACATGATGGTCCAGGCCAAGGCCCGTGGCTTCCGGCCGGAGACTGACAACGACGCCGACGCCCTGGCGATCCTGCACTGGGCGGTGGCGCAGGAGCGCAAAGCATGAGCACCCACGAACAGACCGAGCGCAACGCGGAAATCGTCCAGCGACGCCTGGACGGCGAGACCACAGGCGCCCTGGCGCTTGAGTACGGAATGTCACCCACGCGCATCGGGCAGTTGGTCCGCCGCCACCGAGAGAAGGCGGGAGAGATCCCGGCCAAGCCGCGTACCAAGGCCGCGAAGGCGGAGACGGCGATCCGGCCCAGACTGCGCAAGGTAGAGCTGGGCCTGTGGGAATGTGCCGGCGAGGCGGTCAGCCGCCGTGGCGAAACGCCCAAAGAGGCCTACGACCGGTGGATTGTTGCGGCTATCAGCAGCCTGATGCACCCGTTGGATCAGAAGACACATCCGGCGGCACTCAGCGAGCCGGAGCAGCCCTACCGTGGTCCGGTCACAGTCGTCCCAGGGGTGCGCCCGGGTCAGGCCCTGCGCCTCCCTCAGTCGCTACTTCTGAACGGCGCTCGGGCCCGTGCGGCACAGCCATACACGCCGTCGCTCTCGGGCGGCCGCCGAGGGGACACCTGACGCATGCGCCTTACGGACTTCGATTGGCCCGAGATCATCCTGGACCTGCGCCGCTGCGGCATGGGCCAACATGAGATTGCCCGGAGCATGGGGCATGCCGTGGGCGAATCGATGGTCCGCCAGTATCTGGCCGGCGCCTCCCCGGCGCACTGGCGGGGGGAAATCCTCCTGGCCCTGTGGGAAGAGCGCACCGGGCGCGACCGAATAGCCGCCCCACGTCGGCCGGCTGAAATGCGCCGCATTGCCGAGCGCCGCCCGCGCAGTCGTCAAGCCAGCCACATGCCAACCGAACACCTACCAGCTGTCGCCCAGGCATTCGGCCTGTCCGTCCCTGCACTGCTACAGCTCCTGAACAAGCGCCCGCGCCGCATCGTTGCGACCGGGGAAACCCTCTCCTTGCCGGGATTCGAAGAATGAGCACACTGAACCCAAAGCAGGCCCGCTTCGTGGCCGAGTACCTGATCGACCTGTCAGCCACCCAGGCGGCAATTAGGGCCGGATACAGCAAACGAACTGCCGGCTCGCAAGCCTTTGATCTCCTGAAGAAACCTGAAATCCAGGCCGCGATCGCTGAATCCATGGCCGAGCGGTCGGAACGCACGCGCATCACCCAGGACAACGTGCTGGACGAGGTATCGGCCATGACCCTGTACGACGCCGGCGAGATCGGCGGTTATGACATCAAGAGCCCGGCGGACGTGAAGAAGCTGCCCGAGCATCTGAGGCGCTGCGTGGTCGGTTGGTCATGGGACAAGGCCGGAAACTTTGTCCTCAAGCTGGCCGACAAGCTGGGTGCTGCCACGCTATCAATGCGCCACCTGGGCATGCTGAACGACAAGCTGACGATCACACGCCCGCGCGTGGTGCGCCGTGACCTGACGGGCCGCAAGGGCGGGGGAGAGGCCTGATGCAGCCGGAGATTCACTACGAGTACGCCGCGCAAGGGCCCGTCCTGGCCGAGTACATCGCCTCGCGCGCGCCCCGGACCATGATCATGGGGCCGCTGGGTAGCGGTAAGACAAACGCCAGTTGCTGGCGAGCCATGGACATCATGTGCGAACAGGAGCCGGACGCGCAGGGCGTGCGGCGCTCCCGTGGCGCCGCGATCCGCAACACATATCCGGACCTGATGAGCACCACGACCAAGGACTGGCTGGAGATGTTCGGGGACCTCGGGCGCTGGGTGGCGGGTGGCCTGGAGCCGCCCACGCATTACCTCTCGTTTGACCTGGATGATGGGACCAGCGTCGAGGCGGAACTGGTATTCATCGCCTTGGATCGCCCGGAGCATGAGCGCAAGCTGCGCGGTCTCCAGCTCACTTTCGCATGGCTGAACGAGGTCAAGGAGCTGGTCAAGGCCATTGTGGACATGCTGGACCTCCGCGTCGGCCGATATCCGAAGGACGTCCGCCCCACCTGGTTTGGTCTGTTCGGTGACACCAATGCGCCGGACAGCGACCACTGGTACTACAAGCTGGCAGAGGAAGAGCGCCCAGAGGGCTGGGTGTTCCTCCGGCAGCCGGGCGGCGTCATCAAGGTAGGCGACAAGTGGCAGGTCAACCCTCAGGCGGAGAACCTGAGCAACCTGCCGCCCGGCTATTACGAGCGGGGCATGCAGGGCAAGAAAGAGGACTGGATCAAGGTCAATCTGGCAAACCAGTACGGTTTTGTGGTGGATGGCAAGCCGATCCATCCGGATTACCAGGATTCGATGCACTGCCGCGACTTCGAGCTGGATCCGCGCTTGCCCCTGCTGATTGGCATGGACTTTGGGCTGACGCCCGCCGCGGTGTTCGGCCAGCGCCGACCGATGGGAGGGTGGCGGATACGGTCGGAGCTGGTGGCCAGCGACATGGGCGCGCAGGCCTTCGCCCAAGAAATCCACCTGCATCTGGCCCAGCGCTACCAGGGCTTCCATATCGGCGGTTTCTGGGGCGACCCCTCAGGCGACATTCGCGCGCAGACGGATGAAACCACCCCGTTCCTCATCCTGCGCGCGGCAAACCTCCCAGCGGTGCCCGCGCCCACCAATGACCCGCTCTTGCGTTGCGGCGCAGTCGACGGCGCGCTGACGCGGATCATCGATGGCGAGCCCGGTCTGCTTGTGCACAGCGATTGCAAGACCCTGCGCAAGGCGTGGGCCGGCGGCTACTGCTATCGGCGCCTGGCCGTGTCCGGCGAGCGCTACGCCGATGCGCCGGTCAAGAATATGTTTTCCCACGTGGCCGAGGCTGCCCAGTATCTGCTGGTCGGCGGCGGGGAGCACAAGCCCCTGGTGACGATCAAGCGACCGGCGGGGTACGCGAGGCCCAGGCGGGCGATCATGGATTGATGCAAGGGAGGATCATAAGGCAGCCCACATTTCCCAAATGTGCCATCCCAAAAATGACGCGGCGCCGGCGACAAACGTCCTGAGCTGCCAAACGTACCCTGTCACTGCTTGACTATTGGATTTCGAGGCAATGGAGCCCTCTGAGTTGCTTGCTGCGATGCGGTAGATCTCCCGAAGGGAGAAATTCGAGTTGGGGTCTTCGGTGAGGCTTTGATTAATGCCTCTGACCATTAGATTCGATGATCGATGACGCACGTACATGCAGCCAAACCAGAAGCTTAATGCCCAACAGAGCACGGCCAATCCTAAAGGGAGGTGAGTGAAGGACAGTGGCGCGTCCCGCGTCTGTGTGACTGCGAATGCAATGCAAGCCCCTGCTGCAGCGAGCAAGAAGTTGACGTGTTTTTCACGCATGTCGTGCGATTGCTTCAGATACTCATTCGATCGATCTGAACTCATGATCTCCAGCCATAGTATTCGGATCGCGCATTTTCGCAGACTACTGCGCGCGCGCGTGGACAGACTGGCGGCATTCCTTAAATGGTGCCGCCATGTCGAGCTTTCTGTCGAAACCCAGCTCTCCCAAGATCCCAGATCCTCCCGCGCCCGCCGCGCCGCCGGCCGCCACTGACGCTGCTGCGGCCGGCCAGTCCGAAGCCGAACGCCTGCGCCGCCGTCGCGGCACGGCCAGCACCATCCTGACGTCCGACACCACGGCCGCGCCCGGCTCCGTCGCCACCAAGACCCTGTTGGGCTCCTGATGGATAACAATGACGTCGAGCTGGTCCGGGAAATCATGGGCGACCAGGCCGCGATGGAGGCCGCCCGCGAGTCGTTTCACGGCCAGTGGAACGAGGTGATCGACCAAGTCTTGCCCCGGTATCGAAAGTTTGGCGAGGCCACCAACAACACGCCCGGGCAGAAGCGCACCGACAAGATCTTCGACGCCACGCCTATGCTGGCGCTGCGCCACTTTGCCGCGGCCGAAGACTCGCTGATTACTCCGCGCGTGCAAAAGTGGCACCGCCTGTCCGTGTCTGTCGAGGAATTAAAGGATTCCCCGGCAGTGCGGCAGTACCTGGAGCAGGTGACCAATACGCTGTTTGCGCACCGCTACCGGTGGCGTGCCAACTTTGCCGCCCAGATTGGCGAGTCGTATGTAAGCCATGGCGCATTCGGTGCCGGCGGCATCATGATCGACGATGTGCTCGGTGATGGAATCCGCTACCGCACGCTCAGCATGAGCCGCACCTGGTTCAGCGAAGACGCGTTCGGCATGGTCGACAAGTGTCACATCAAGTGGGGCCTCACGCTGCGCCAGGCTGCGCAGAAGTTCGGGCGCAGTTCCTTGACGCCGCAGATGCAGCTGGCTCTCGAACGCACGCCTGAGGCCGTGTACCAGTTCCTGCACTCGATTCGGCCGCGCACCGAGCGCGACGATAGCCGCCTGGACAGGCGGAGCATGCCAATCCAATCGGTATGGCTATGCCTGGATGCTGGCAACCACATCGTCGAGCACAGTGGCTACCGCACCTTCCCGGCTGCCATTGGGCGGTTCTACGCGACCGACGACTCCCCGTATGGCTACTCGCCCGCCATGGACTCTCTGCCCGATGTGCGAATGCTGAACGCCATGGAGAAGACGAACATCAAGGGCGCGCAGAAGGCGGTAGACCCGCCCTTGATCCTGGCCGACGACGGCGCGCTGGAGGCGTTTGACCTGCGCGCCGGGGCGCTGAACTTCGGTTACATGGGCATGAACGGTAACGAGTTGGTGAAGCCCTTGGGGCTGGGCGCCAACGTCCCCATGGGCATCGACTACGCCAACCAGAAACGGGAGGCCGTGAATCTCGGCTTCTACGTCACGTTGTTCCAGATCCTGGTCGACAACCACCAGATGACCGCCACCGAGGTCCTGCAACGGGCGCAGGAGAAGGGCGTGCTGCTAGGCCCGACCATGGGGCGCGTGCAGTCGGAGATGCTTGGGGCGCTGATCACGCGCGAGATCGACATCCTTTCCCATGCCGGCGCCTTACCGGAGATGCCGCCAGAGCTCCAGGAGGCGGGCGGCATTGTTGAAATCGAGTACGACAGCCCCTTGAACCAGGCCATGCGTGCCGAGGAAGGGGCCAACGTGCTGCGCTGGGCTGAGGCTTCCGCCCCGTTCATCCAGGCTGATCCGAGCGCCGCGCGCGCCATGAATGCGGAAGCCATCGTACGAGGCCTTGGCGACGTGTTCAGCGTGCCGCAACGCTACATGCGGGATGAGGAAGAAGTGGCAAGCATGGACGCGGCTGCAGCGCAGCAAGAGCAGGCCGCCCAGCTTCTGGAGGCTGCCCCCGTCGCCGCAGGCGCTGCGAAGGACCTCACGGCCGCCGCCGTCAACGCTTCGAACGCCCGCATATGAACATCCCTTTCAAATTCCGCATGATGTTCGGCCGCCGCGCCGCATACCGCCGCGCCTTCCTGGACGAACGAGGCCAGATGACCGAAGCCGGCCAGCGCGTTATGGCCGACCTGGCGAAGTTCTGCCGTGTCCGCGAGTCCATCACAGTGGTCTCGCCGATCACGCGCACCGTGGACACCCACGCCTCAATGCAGGCGGAGGGCCGCCGCGAGGTGTTCAACCGCCTCGCCTATTACCTCAACCTCAGTGAACAAGACATTTTCCAGTTGATGGAGCGAGAACATGCACGCCCTGAATAAACGTTTCCTCTTTGCCCGCCTGTTGCGCATCGAAGCCGCAGCAGACACGCCGCCGGCTGGTGGTGCCCCCGCGGCCGAGGCACCGGCCACGCCTCCGGCCGCAACCCCGGCGGTCAGCCCCGGCGCAGATTCGCAGGTTACTGCGCCCGCGTGGCACGAAAGTATCCAGGACGCCGGCCTCAAGGCGTTCATCGAAGGCAAGGGTTTCAAGGACGCGGGCGAGGCGGTGAAGGCGCTGCAGGTTCTGGAGGGCCAGACGGCAAAGCCAGAATCGGCCGATGCCTACAAGCTGCCCGTGCCGGAAGGCCAGGACGGAGCGTTTGCCACCGAGGCAGCCAAATGGATGCACGAGGCCGGTATCCCGGTGGCTCAGGCGCAGGCCCTGGCAACGAAGTGGAACGAATACCAGGCTGACCAAGCAGAGGCGGCAGACAAGGCAAGGCAGCAGCAGGGTGAGGCCGACGTGGCGGCCCTGCGCAAGGAATGGGGCGGTCAGTATGACGCCAATGTCGAACTCGGTAAGCGCGCGGTGCGCACCTTCGGAGCGGACGAGCAGACGCTGGAGAAGATTTCCAAAGCCCTCGGCGATGGCGAAACGTTGCGGTTTTTCCACCGCATCGGCAAGCACCTCGGCGAGGGAACCCTGATACCGGCGGGAGGTGAACGCGGCGCGACCACCCCGGCAAACCCCGAAACCGCGCGCGCCGCTCGCATGTTCCCGAGCATGAAGCTCTAACACACCAGGAGATATCGATGCCCACCATCGGTAACGAATCGCTCAGCATTATCGACGTCGCCAAGCGGCTCGACCCCAATGGCGACACCGCCGATGTGGCCGAGCTGCTGGCGCAAACCAACGAAATCGTCCAGGATATCCCCTGGGTCGAGGGCAATCTGCCTACCGGCAACCGCACTACTATTCGCACGGGCTATCCGTCCACGACGTGGCGAAAGCTCTACGGTGGCACGCCGGTGTCCAAATCGACCACGGCGCAGGTGGACGACGCTTGCGGCATGCTGACCGCCCGCAGCGAGCCCGATGTGAAGGCCGTGCGTATGGCCAACGACCCCGGCGCCTTCCGTCTGGATGAGGCCGACGCCTTCATCGAGAAAATGGGCCAGGACTTCGCCACCGCGTTCCTCTATGGCGACACGTCCGTCAACCCTGAACAATTCTACGGTCTGCAGCCGCGGTACTCCGCCATCAGCGGCAGCAACGTTTCGCAGAACGTGATCAGCGCCGGTGGCAGCGGTAGCGACAACACGTCGATCTATCTGGTCGGCTGGGGCAAGAACAAGGTCTTCGGCATCTACCCGAAGAATTCCAAGGCCGGCCTCACCCACCAAGACCTCGGCGAGCTGGACGCGTTTGATGCCAACGGCGACCGCTACCGCGCTTACGGCGACCTGTTCGAATGGGATTGCGGCCTGGTCGTCAAGGATTGGCGCTACGTGTCCCGGATCTGCAACATCGACGTCTCCGACGCGTCGGCCGGCACGGGCACCATGGCGAATCAGAAGCTGATCGATCTGATGATCGACGCCAAGAACCGCCTCCCCATGCTGACCGGCGGCGGCGTGCAGCCGCGCTTCTACGTGAACCGGACCATCAAGTCCGCCCTGGAAAAGATGGCACTGAACAAGTCGAGCGCTGCGCTCTCCATCCGCGAGGCGGCGGGCCAGTTTGAAACCGCTTTCCTGGGCATTCCCATCCGCCTGGTCGATCAACTGCTGAACACCGAGGCGGTGGTCAGCTAAGGAACGGCGCCGCCCACGGGCGGTGTCCCTTCAAGATACTGGAGATATCCATGATTCTCGACAAATCCAACGAATTCTCGGACGCCCAGGCGGTCACGGCTACCGCCATTTCCACCAACGTCATTGATCACAACCCGGCAAACAAGAACGCCACCGTCGACATCGGCACTGGCGAGGACGTCTATCTGGTCGTGCAGGTCGACCAGGCGGCCGCCGCTGCTGGCGCCGCTACGGTCGTCGTCACGCTGGAATCCAGCGCGGCCGCTGGTCTGACGTCGCCTACCGTGCACTACACGTCCGCGACGTTGGCGCTGGCTGATATGACCGCAGGCAAGGAACTGGTCAAGGTGAAGTTGCCCACCGGCGACTACAAGCGCTATCTCGGCGTGCGTTACACCGTCGGCACCGGGCCGCTTACGGCCGGCCAGTTCTCGGCCTTCTTGGTCAAGGACATCCAGACGAAGCAGCAATACAAGTCTGGCTACACGGTGGCTTAAGCCATGGCCAAGTACATCGCACTGGAGCGGGGCCAGATCCCCGCAAACGTTACGCCGGTCAAGCGTCCGGAGTTGACCGGCGAGCGACGGGTCATGCGCATGGTCGAGGCTGGGGAAGTGTTCGAGTTCAACGGCAAGCCTGGCCGTTGGATGCGCCCCTATAAGGGCGAGGACGAGGCCGGGAGCAGCCAGGAGGGAAAAGCCGGCGGCCGTCGTGGCCGGAGTTCGACGAGCGAGGCCGGGAGCAGCCAGACCGGCCAGACCGATTCGCAAGCGCAGGCCGCGCGCGGAAGCAACACCGACAGCGACTCGCAATAATGGACTGACCCATGGCCGTCTCTCAGGTAGACATCGCCAACCGCGCGCTCACCAAGCTTGGTGCAGCGCGCATCATTTCTTTGGACGACGATTCGCAGGCGTCGAATACCCTCTCGTCCATGTTTGCCATCGTGCGTGATGCGGAGCTGCGCAAGAACCTCTGGCATTTCTCGAAGGCGCGTGAGCAGCTGCCGGCGCTCAGCCAGGCGCCGGTGTTTGGGTTTTCTCACCAGTTCCAACTTCCCGCCGACTTCCTGCGCCTGATAGAGGTCAATGGACGTCGGTGCCAACCCAAGCCGCAGCTGGACGCCTGGTACTCGATCGAGGCCGGGCGCATTCTCATCAATCAGGGCGGGCCGCTCCGTCTTCGATATGTGCGTCGGGTGGAGGACCCCACCCAGTTCGATGCGCTGTTCGTCGAGGCGCTAGCTTGCAAACTGGCCTTCGAGGCATGCGAGACCATCACCCAATCCAACACCAAGAAGCAGACCGCCGCCCAGGAATATGAGGTTGCGATCGCTGACGCCCGCCGAATGAATGCCATCGAGCGAGCGGCACAAGCGACGTCGGACGATACTTGGCTGGAGAGCCGACTGTAATGGCTAAGGACACCCCAATCCAGAACACTTTTGACGGTGGCGTACTGAGTCCGCTGCTCGCCGGCCGCACTGATCTGGCCAAGTATTTCAACGGTTGCGCCGTGCTGGAGAACTTCCTACCGTCGGTGCAGGGTCCGCTCGTCCGTCGAGGGGGCACCCAGTACATCTTCGGCACGAAGAACAACGCCGTACGGGCCTGGCTCATTCGCTTTCAGGTGTCTGAGCGCGTGGCCTACATGCTGGAGTTCGGCCACCTGTACGTCCGCTTCTACACTGAGCGGGGGGTTCTCGTCGCAGGTGGCGCGCCTGTCGAAGTGGCAACCCCATACACTGCGGCGGACCTCACGGAGGAGGATGGCACCTGTCGGCTGCGCGTGGCGCAGAGTGCCGACACCATGTACATCTTCCACCGCAAGTACCAGACGCGGAAGCTATTGCGCCTGGCTGCGGACGCGTTTTCGCTGGTGTTGGCCGACTTCACTGAAGGGCCGTTTGACGATGTAAATACGAACACCGGTATTACGGTCACGGCGAACGCCGAGCAAGGTCCCGTGACCTTGACTGCCAACGCGGATATCTTTCTCCCCGGGCACGTCGGAACGCTTTTCTACATGGAAACGGCGGACTTGTCTGCCGTTAAGCCTTGGGGCGTCTACCAAGAGGTTTCGCTTGGGGCCCGCCGACGGGTAGAGAACCGCGTCTACCAATGCACGGCGGTCGGCCCGGTAAATTCTGAGGGCCCCCCTGTTACCGGCAATCAGACTCCGATACACACGGAGGGGAAGGCCTGGGATGGTGACGGCCAACCGGTGGCGAACGACCAGCGCGGCGCCATCGGCGTCGAGTGGCAATTCCTGCATGCGGGTTATGGGATCGTGCGCATCCAGAGTGTCTTGGACGCACGCCACGTCACAGGGACGATCATCAAGCGCCTACCGACCGAATTGCAGCCAGGCGGCGGCAGCAGTTCCACGGTCACGACATACCCAATCAGCTCGATGACGGACGCTGGCACGCCGACTCCGCGCATGTTCGTCAGTGCGCCGAGCCATCCCTTTGCCGAGCTTGATCCCATCGTAATAACCGGGACGAACTTCAAGGACGCGGCCAACGTCGCACCCAACACGAACCGAAACGGTTCCTACGTCGTACGCAATCGGCAGGCGGCTGGGTATGACATCGATGCCATCTTCCCGACTGGTGGCTCCTACGTCTATGACCCTGCGTCTACTGGCGTTGCCACGCGCACAATAACGACCACCTACCCCAGCCATACCCCTTCCTGGAAATGGGCCTTTAGCCTCTTCTCGGATGTGAACGGTTGGCCGGAACACGGCGCATTCTGGCGCCAGCGTCTGGTGCTAATGAGTGGCCGCGTGGGCGCCATGTCGGTCACAAGCGATTTCGAGAATTTCGCTGCAAAGTCGCCTGGCGGCGAACAGGAAACCGATTCCGCCATCGTCTTCCGCCTGAACGCGCGACAGATCAACCGTGCGGTCTGGCTGGTTGAGTCGGACAACCTGCTCATCGGCACCGACGGCGATGAGTGGATTGTTGGCCCCATCCAGGCGAATCAGGCGCTAGGTCCAGCGAACATCCGCGCGGAGCGGCGTACCGCCTATGGCTCCCGATCCATCCAGCCGGTGGAGGTGGGCGGCCGCGTACTGTTTGTGCAGGCATCTGGACGCAAGGTGCGGGATTACGAGTACAGCTACGACACGAACAACTATGCATCCTCGGACACGACCAAGCTGGCATCCAATGTGTTGCAAAGCGGGGTGGTGGACATGGCTTATCAGCAGGAACCGGATTCCATTTTGTGGACGGCACGCGCTGACGGCCGGCTTGTCGGTTGCACATATGACCAGGAGGCCGGTCGGAGTGACGTCTACGCGTGGCATCCCCACCCTATGGTCAACGGATCTGTGGAGTCGGTAGAGACGATGCCGGCGCCGGACGGCTCGGCCGACGATCTGTGGATGATTGTTCGGCGTGTCGTGAACGGGCAATCCGTCCGCTATGTCGAGTTGCTCCGCGCGCCCCTGAAGGAGGAAGAGGCCCAGGCAGAGGCGTTCTATGTCGACAGCGGCTTGACCTATCGCGGCCCCGCCACGGGGCAGGTAACAGGCCTGGAACACCTGGAGGGACTGGAGGTAGACATCCTTAGGGACGGCGCCGCGCATCCGCGCCGGACGGTCGTCGGCGGCATGGTGGATCTCCAGGACCCAGCGGAAATTGTCCACGTCGGCCTTCCAACTGAGTGCGCTGTGGCCACCATGAGTCTGGAGGCGGGCTCCGCGAGCGGAACAGCCCAGGGCAAGCTCAAGCGGATCACGAACCTGATTGTGCGGATGTTCCGCAGCCTGGGTGGCAATGTTGGCCCGTCCCGCAGCCAACTCGACACCCTCAACTTTCGGCGACCGTCTCAGCCGATGGGCGAAGCCCCGCCCCTTTATACCGGCGACAGCGAGCCAATCCCCTGGCCCGGCGGTTACGAGCGCGGGGCACAGATCTGGTACACGAACGCCCAGCCTCTACCTGTCACCCTTGTGGCGCTGATGCCTGTGGTGGGCACGAGCGACGACCGATGAGAATTGTCCGGATGACCGCGGCCCATGTGCAGGCGGTGCAATTGCAGGATGCCCAGGCCTACGCGTTGCCCATGATCAGTGCCGAGCATGCGCACCAGTTGGCGGCGGCCGATGGCGTGGCCTGGGCGGCGCTCGATGGCGAGGAAGTCATCGCCTGCGCAGGCATCGTGCAGGCTCATGAGCAGCGCGGGCTGGCCTGGGCGATGTTCTCGGAGAGGGCCCTGCGCCAATTCAAACTGATACATCGCGTTGTACGCGTCGTGCTGGTGGGTGCCAAATGGCGCCGAATCGAAATGACAGTGGACGCAAATCACGCGGCCGCAATCCAGTGGGCCGAGCGGCTTGGATTTCAACGCGAAGGCTTGATGCGTGCTGTCACCCTGGACGGGCGCGACTGCTATCTCTATGCAAAGGTGAAATGATATGGACCCGATTTCAGCATTCCTTGTCGCCAATGCCGGCACGATCGCAGCTGTTTCTGGAGGCGTCGGTGCCATCGGCTCTGTGATGCAAGGCAACAGCGCAGCCTCTGGCTACAACCAGCAGGCCGCGGCTTCGGAGCGCAATGCCGGAATCGCGGAGAGCCAGGCGCGCCAGGCATATGACGCGGGGCTACAGAACGAACTCGGCCAGCGCCGCAGCGCGTCACAGCAGCAGGCCGATATCAGAGCCTCCGTTGCTGAGTCCGGCCTTGACCCCAGCAGCGGGTCGGCGTTGATGCTCCAACAACAGTCTGCGGAGAACCTGGAGATGGACGCGCTGACGACGCGCTACCAGGCGCTGCTCCAGGGCAACTCTTATGAGCAACAGGCGGCGATGGACCGATACCAGGCCAAGGCGCTCCGCGCGTCGGCGAGGGATGCCAGAGCCTCAGGGCGGTTCGGCGCGGCGACGTCGATCCTGACGTCTGCCGCGGGCTACGGACTCGCCAAACTCGCGCCCGCTGCGGCGGCCGGAAGCGGTGTCCGGGCCGGTGGCGGGGTGGGCCTGCGCGTGGGCAATGCCGCCCAATACTGGAGGTAATCAATGGCCACCCGAATTCCTATTCAAGTCGCCCAGCAGCGGCAGGCGCTGCCGGTGGGCATGTCTGCGCCGCGCGTGCCCATGGTCGCGCCGTCGGACACCACAGGAGAGGCAGTCTCTCGCCTCGGTGTAGGACTGGGCCAGGTAGCCGCGGCCGCTGATCGGTTACAACGTGAGCAGTCCACGGCCTGGGTCTCGAAAGCCGCCAGCGACGATCAGATCAAATGGCTACAGCGGCTGAACGAGCTGCAGGACACTGCCGCTCCTGGGGCGCCGGACTTTACGCCGAGTTTGATCAAGGAGTTCGACGATTACAGCGCCCAGGCGCTGGAGAACGCGCCGCCAGAAAGCCGACCGTTTTACCGCGAGCAATTGACGCGCCAGAGGACGTACCTTGGCCAGCGTGCGGTGGAGTTCGAATCTAAGAGCCAGCGGGCCTACATCACTTCGCAGTACCAGAGCGGCATGGAAGCGGATGCAGCGACCATAGCCCTGGATCCGACGCAGTACGCGGAGCGGCGCGCCGCTCGTGTGGCGGCTCTGAACGCATCTAGTCTACCCGAAGGCGTTAAGGCCAAACTTCTGGGTGAGTCCGAATCCTCCCTGGCTTACGCCGCCGGCGCTGCCACCATCGACCGTGATCCGCATGCCGCCGTCCAGGCGTTCGACGCTGCGGCGCGCGGCGATTCCACCGCGGGCTATGAATGGATCAGGTTTCTGGATTCCGACAAGATCCAGCAGTTGCGCACCAGGGCGCACACTCAGTCGGACCGCCTGGACACTCGGGCCCGCGTGGAGCAGGACCGCGCTATAGCCCGCGGCCAGCGCGCGCTTGGCGAGGTCGACAAGCAGGTAGCAACCGGAATTCCCGCCCGCACGGATGATGTGCTCCGCTGGGCGTCCATGGTCCAGGGAACGGAATACGAGGCGCAATTCCGAGAGATGATGCGTGGCCAGGACGAAGTGCAGCGAGTCCTGCGCCTGCCTGTCCACGAGCAGAGCGCCTACATCCAAGAAAGGCGGCTGAAGCAGCAGCGCAACGGCGCCAGCACGGCAGACATTGCCAACCTCGACCGCCTGTCGCGCGCCGTGGAGTCAAACACGAAGATGCTGCGCGAGGCACCGCTATCCTGGGTTGAGAACCGATCTGCACAGGTTGTCACGCCGCTGGACTTCAGCCAAATGGCGACCCCGGCAGGCACGGCGGCACTGGGCCAGGCTCTTCGTGATCGGTCGGATGTCATCCGAGGGCTTCAGCGGGCCAACCCTGCCGGAGCGGTGCAAATGCGGCCGCTTCTGGCTGCGGAAGCCGAGCAGCTATCGGGCGCGTTCAAGCAGGCCGGCGCGCGCGAGAAGCGGCAGATCCTGGGCCAGCTTTTCTGGGCGGCCGGTTCGGCGGACACCTACCAGGGCATCGTGGGTCAAGTGGACGGGATTGATCCAATGATGGCGCGTCTGGGCCGCCTGGCGGGCAGCTACGAGCAGGCCAAACTGCAGAACAACTTCTTCTCGCCGGACGTCGTCCAGTCCGCGGGGGATGCTGCAGCGACGGCCATAGCCGGCGATGAGATTCTGCGCGCAGGGGGAAAGGCCGGCTCGCTGAGCTACCCGTTGCCGAAAGACACCGAGTTTACGCAGGCCATCGCGGACAAGGTAGGGAAGCTGTACCGGGGCGCTGGCGCGGGCGACAGCGGCGGCAAAGCATTCATGCAGGATGCATATGCCGTCAAAGCCTACTACGTGGGAAAGGCGGCCCAGGAGGGCGATTTGTCGCCAGACGTGAATTCCGGGCGCCTTGACCAGGCCATCACGGCCGTGCTCGGTCAGCCGGTGAATTTCCATGGAAATGGCGAAGTCCTGGCCCCATGGGGAATGAACGAATCCGACTTCTTGGATAGAGCCAATCGTGCGGTGGCGCGGGAAGTGGCTGCGCGTGGACTCCAGGATCAGCTTGGGCGGAGCATGTCGAACAGCGGCTTGATCGGCGTCGGAGCCGGCGCATATGCGGTGACCCTGGGAGGAATTCCCGTGCGTGACCCGAAGAGCGAGCAGCCGATCATCATCCAGATGACCCCAGACGCTGACGCCGGCCGGAACGAGTTCGGGCAGCGATTGAGCGACCTGATTCCGGGGATGCCGCAATGATGAACTTTGACGAGCAGCGCCTACGCGAAATCAACGCCGCCGCCCGCACGCCCGGGGAAATCCTTGGACAGGCAGAACCTGGCATGCTGAGCGGCGTGGTGTCTGAGGTGCCGCGTGGTGTCGCGCGTGGCGCAGCGAAGGTACAGGGCGCTTTGACCAGTATTGCCGGCCAGGCCTATCAGCCAGCCCTGGACGCGCTGGAGTCCGCCACGGGCGTCAAATCGCTGAATCCCTTTGACCCATTGACGCGGGCGTCGGATGAGGCCGTCCGGCAATACGCTCCCGATCCTCTGACCACAGGCACGGCCGGCCAGGTGGTCAACGGTGTGGCCGACGTCCTGACCCAGGTCGGGTTAGGTACTGGCCTGTTCGCAGCTGGCGGGGCTTCTGGCGTTTCCCTTGCTTACGGCGGCGCCGCGACCGCCGGCGCTGCGACCGGGCGCTCCAGATTTCAAGAATTACGCGAGCAAGGGGTAGACGCGGACACCGCAGCGAACGCGGCATTTGTGGATGCCGTTACGACGGGTGGTGGGGTCTTGGTGCCGGGGGCAATCGGGTATAGCGGCATTGCAGCGCCCGCAGCTGCCCTTGGCGTGCGCACCGGAGCACGGGCCTACTTGGGCGCAAATGTCGCCTACGGTGCCGCGACCAATATGGCCATGGGCATCGGACAGCGGGCCTCTACCTATGAGATCCTGAAGGGGGCAGGCTACGACGCGATGGCAGAGCAGTACCGTCCCTTGGACGGGGCAGCATTGGCCGCCGAGGGGATTCTTGGTGGTGTTTTCGGCGCAGTGGGGTCAGCCGCCGGCCTTCCGCAGCGCGCCACCGCGACAGTAGACGCCGCGATGGCGGCACGGGATGCCGCTCACGCGACGATAGGAACGGCGCCGGGTGTGCCCGCAGAGCCAGCAACGGCCAACGCGCACCGCAGCGCGATGGAGCGAATCCTGGCGGCCGATGCGGAGGGCCGCGCGCCTGATGTAGGCCCCACTGGCGTGCAGGACCAGCCCTTCGTTCCCCGTGCCAGTAACCCGGCGCCGGTGCGCCAGGCGCTCGGTTATTACGCTGATGAGTTGCCGGCCGGCGAGCGTTTCCTGCCTTCGCAGCGAGTGGCGACCCTCGATCTGACCGCGCGCCGGGCGCTTCGATTCGATGCCCCCGAGCTCAACGAGTATGCGGCATCGGTGGAACAGCAGTATGGCCTGCCGCCAGGCCTGCTGAATGCCTTGAAAAACGCGGGCGAGCGGAGCAACAGCAATCAGGTCAGCCCGGCCGGTGCGCGCGGCGTCATGCAATTTATGCCGGAGAACCTGCGCAAGTACGGCGTGTCGGATGCGACCGACCCACTGCAGATGATCGACGCCGCGGGCCGATACCTGCGCGACACGATGCGGCAGTACGGCGGGGACATCGACGCGATGATTGCGGACTATAACGGGGGCCCGCGCCAGGCCCGCGAAGTTTTGGCCGGCCGACAGCCCAGAGCAAAGGAAACGCGGGAATACCTAGCGCGGGTGAGAGAGTACCTTGGGCGGGATACCTGGGCGAGCCGAGGCCCTGCGGATGAGGGCACACCCTTCCAACGCTTCCCCGCCGAGCAGGCGCGGGCGGCGGCCAACATAGAGCAGGAAATCGGCGCGGTGGAAGCCGAGCGGGCTGATCTACTGGCTTCTGACGGGCAGGCGGCCGATCTCGGCGAAGTATCCGCCGTGCGTGCCGAACTGGTGGATCTGACCGCTCAGCGAGGTCAGTACGCCGCGGGCGCCATACCGCGCCAGCGCGCAAAGGAGATCCAGGCCGAAGCGCCGCGCACGAGTTACAAGCAGGCGCTGTCTCAGGCCAATCGGGAGATCAGGGCAACTGTTCAGGATCTCGACTCGCGCATCGCTCGCCTGAATGGCTTCCTGGAGAACAACCAGACGGCAGCGCAGGCAGCCCAGCGGCTGGCGGATTTGGATATGCGTCTGGCCGACCTCGAGAAGAACCGGGCCGCCATTGAGGCACCAGCCGCGCGCTCGGCCCCCATCGCCGCGGCCGTGCAAGAGATGACGGCGCAGCGCGCAGGGCAGACAACCATACCTGACGCCACGCCAGTGCCCGGCACTGTTGCTGAACCCGGTGCAGGTCCGGCAGCCCGAACGGAGTCCGGTGGGCGCGGTGCGCAAGAGGTGGAAGGAGCGCCCCGCATTGGAGTAACGGAGCCCGGTTCCGCAGCCGAGCCAGCGGGCCGGTCGTCGCAACCCGGCGCGGGTGAGTCGGCGCCAGTGGATCTTGAGACCCAGGCGGGCCTGGCGCGTCTGGACGAGGTGGGCGACATCCGCGTACGCGAAGAGGACGCCGACGGAAACGTGCGCGAGGTCTCCTTGCGCGATCAACTGAACGAAGTGCAGGCAGAGCAGGCATACGGCCGGCCGGAAGGGTTCCGGGCCGCAGTGGCATGCTTTCTGCGTTTGGGGGCATGATGAGGCAGGAATGTATCGAAGCGGTATCGCAGGCACTGGGCCGCAGCCTGACTAAGGGCCAGTCCCAGGACATCGAGAACCGGATCGCGCGCGCCATGCGGCAGCTGGCTGCCGATGACATTGGCGCTTGGCGAGCGATGAGCGAGGCAGAACGGCTTGGCGCCGCAGCGGAGCGAGCCGCTACGGATATGCAGGCTGAGCTCGCGCTCAAGGAACGCCGCATTGCGCTGACCGCGTTGCGTCATGACGCCGTGCAGTCATATCTGGAACAGTCAAGATTCAGCCCCATTGACGCCCTGGCGCGCTCTCTCATGTTCATGTCGGACGGGAAAAGCGGGACGTTGTCCGTCGAGAGCAAGGCGCAGGCCATCCGCAACCATGCTTTAGGCCAGATGCTTGACGTGTTTGACACCGCGAAGGGTGGTCTGCTTGGCTTGGTGACGGATCCGGCCAAGACTCTGGCGATTGCCCGCGAACTCCGCGGCACCAGGACAGGGGATGCTGACGCAGCCAGGGCTGCGCAGGCTTTCAGCAACGTCGCCGCCCAGCTTCGTGAACGGTTCAACCGTGCGGGCGGTGATATCGGGCGCCTGGAAAATTGGGCGTTTCCGCAGTCGCACAGTCAACATCTCGTCGCCACTGGTGGTGGTGGTCTCAAGGGCGAGGCTGCCCGCGCCATGTGGGTTGACGATGCAATTGCTGGGCTTGACCGCGGTCGGTATGTGAACGAGGACGGCAGCCTGATGAACGATGGCCAGCTCCGGGAATTGCTCTCGGCCGCCTGGGAGACATTGGCGACCAACGGCGCCAACAAGATCGAGCCGGGCCGGGGCCTGCCGGGACGCGGCCTGGTGGCGAACCGCGGCAGCGCAGAGCGGATCCTTCACTTCAGGGACGCCGAGAGCTATGTGCGGTATGCGGAGAAGTACAGCGAATCAACCATCCTGGAGACAATGCAGCGGCACGTCGAAGGGCTGGCACGCGATATTGCGCTCACCGAGACCTTCGGCCCGAATCCTCACCTGGCATTCCGCTACTGGCGCGAGCGCGCTACACAGCAGATGAAACTGCGGGAACCGGATCGCACCGAGAAAATCGAAGCGAAGGCTCGGTGGCTGGACACCGTGTACCAGAACACGGCCGGCACGAAGGAGCCACCCGTCAATGCGGCGCTCGCCGAAGGTATGGACACCTACCGGGCGTTGAACGTTGCATCCCGCCTAGGCTCCGCGTCGCTGGTCGCGGCGGTAACCGATCCTGCGACCAACGCGCTGACCGCAATTCACAACGGCATCCCGGTCTGGCAGGTGATGGCAAACGAGGTGCGCACCCTGAACCCTGCCAGCGCTACTGACCGGCGCGTGGCGTTGCGCGCGGGACTTGGGATTAATCAGTATCTGGGGGCCATGAACCGGTGGGGCATGGATGGCATGGCGCGGGATGGCCAGCTGTCAGGCAGGATTGCTCGGTATGCCGGCGGCATGGCCAGCGCGGTCATGAAGTTCTCCGGAATGAACGCTGTCACTCGGGCGGGGCAGCAGGCCTTCGGCTCCGTGCTGCTGGATTCCCTCGGGGAAATGACCCGAGCCGCCGGCGGTCTGGACGCGGCGCCGAACGCCAGGCTGGCCCGGCGTCTGAAGGATGCTGGAATCGGTGACACGACCTACAGCGTGTGGAAGCTGGCGCAACCAGAGGACTGGCGCGGCATGGGCGATTCCGTTTTGACGGCCGAGAGCATCTATCGGATACCCGATCAGGCGCTGGAGGCCGCGGCGCGAGCCGAGAACACGACGCCCGCCAGACTGCGGGAACGCGCGGCGACAGAGCTAATGGCTTACGTCGACGGCGAGACGAACATGGCGATCATCGAGCCAGGCGTGCGCGAGCGCACCGCGCTATATGGGGGCACGCGCCGCGGCACCCTGGGCGGTGAGGTGCTGCGTGGCGCGTTGCAGTTCAAGGCGTTCCCGATATCGATTCTGATGCGGCACGGTGCGCGCGCGATGTCCATGCCCACCGGTATCGGGAAGATCGGGTACAGCGCCGCACTGATCGGCATGACAACACTGCTGGGTGGTGTGGCGCTGCAGCTCGGCGAGGTTGTGTCTGGTCGGGATCCGCAGGACACCACGAACCCGCAGTTTTGGTCGCGCGCGCTCCTGAAGGGCGGAGGCCTGGGAATCTTCGGTGATCTGATGTTCCAGGACTACACGAAGTACGGTTCGTCGGTCGGCGCGCTGGCTGCCGGCCCGCTCGGTGGCGACATCGAGGATCTGACCAAGCTGGTGTTGGCCAACATCCAGCGCGGGGCAGAGGGAAAGGACACGGACGTCGGCGCCCGCGCAATCCGAATGCTCAAGGGGAAAACGCCATTCGCCAACCTCTGGTACACGAAGGCGGCGACCGATCGGCTGCTGTTCAATCAGCTGCAGGAGCTCGCGTCCCCCGGGTACCTTCGGCGCATGGAGCAGCGAGCGCGCAAGGAGTTCCAGCAGCAGTATTTCTGGAGGCCAGGCGAATCGACACCTGGCCGTGCGCCAGACGTGGGGCGCATCCTCGGAGAGTAGCTCGGCCGCCTTCGGGCGGCTTTTTCTTTTCCGCAGAAGTCTGCGCGCGCGCGCGTAGAAAGTGGCGAGCAATCTACCAGGGTTGCGCGCCATGACCGTCTCTTCAGAAATCACCTCATTTAGCTACGACACCGACGGCGTGACGACGGCGTTTCCGGTGCCGTTCTATTTTCTGGCAAACCAGCATCTGCGCGTGTGGCTATTCGACGCGGTGACCGAGATCGAAACCGACCTGGTGCTGGGGTCGGGATACAACGTCACCGGCGCGGGGAACCCGTCTGGCGGCACGGTTACGACGACCGCGACTTACCCAGCGGGCCAGCAGCTTCGGGGCGAGCGCGTGGTGCCGGTCACGCAGGAGACCGCCTACCAGCGCAACGACCCATTCCCCGAGCGTGCTCACGAGCGCGCACTGGACAAGTTGACGATGATCTGCCAGCAGCTCGCCAGTATCTTTGGCGGCCTGCAGGGTTCATCTATGCGCACGCTTGTGCTCGGTCGGAACGACATCGACGGGCAGGGCGCTTACCGCGCGCGTCAGAACCGAATCGCTGATCTCGCTGATCCGGTGAACGGCCAGGACGCCGCGAATCGGCAATGGGTCCAGCAGCAGATCGCCAATCTGGCGACGGATGATTCCGGCCAGGTGGTGGTCGAGATGCTGGCTGATTCGTCCAGCGATAGCCTGGGCGTCGGCATGTCGTGGTATCGCCAGACCGGGACGCGCGCTCGTAGCCGTCGCGCACTCGATCACATCCGCGAGACTGCGAGCCTGCTTGACTACAAGCTGGCCAACGACATCGATGACACCGCTGCGCTGCAAGCGATGGTCAATGCCCACCAGCTAGGGCATTTCGTCGGGCCTGAGCAGGTATTCGTGATCCGCGATGCGATCCGGCTGCGCAACGGCACCCGCCTGAATCTGCGCGGCGCCAAGATCGTGCAGTTGCAGGCGCAAACGCCAATCTTCGATGCACGCAATACAGAAGGGGTCCGCATCTACAGCGGCGAGCTGGAGGGCGCCAAGTCGTTCGTGAACTCGCCCACCAGCCAGGACGTGGGTGTGTTCGCCGACAACGCCGCGGACATGATGCTGTCGGGGTTGCGGGCCCGGAATTTCGGCTATGCAGCCTTTCGATGCCAGGTCGGCGGCGAAGAGATCGATATCCAGGACTGCACGGTGGTCGGCTTTGCGGACGAGCTAGGCCCGACCGATCGCAACAACATGGGCTTCTGCCTCGGCGGCACGTCTATTTCGCTGAAAGATTGCCGCGTGCGGAATACTGCGCAGGGGCTGATCGTGGTGGAAAAGTCCAGTTCGGTGTCCGTGGTGAGGAACATCATCAAGGACATTCCCATCGAGCACGGCATGTACCTGGACACGTCGCTGCGCAACGTTAACGTGTCTGACAACGTACTGCGCAACATCGGCCACATGGGCATCAAGGTCCAGTGGTACGACGCCGGTGACTTCGGATCGCCCGAGAATATTCTGATCTCCGACAATTCGATCTACGGCTGTGGCGATACCGCCATCGCAGTGCTGAATTCGCAGCCCACCAGCCCGTCGCCCCTGTATGCACGCAACGTCAGCATCGTGGACAACTCCATCTCGGAGATCGCCGGCAGCGCCATCATCGCCCGCTACGTGCAGGCGATGAAGATCAGCGGAAACAATGCCTACTCGGTGCAGCAGCGCGGCATTTCCACCGACAGCATTTTGTCCGGGTCCATTACGGATAACGACCTCACGAACATCCAGCTCTACGGCATCGAATGCTACGGCCAGCATCGCGCGATGAAAGTGGCCCACAACAAGCTACGCGAGGTGGGCTTGACTGGTCAGTCCAATCCGAGCTTGGCCATGGGTATCAACGTCTCCGAAGGCCGCGGCTTCCAGATCCATGACAACTGGATCGACAACGACCTGTTCAACCTCACGTATGGGATCAATGTTGAGGTGCCGGTTTCGGCGGGGTCTTCCGTGTGTGACAACCACATCAGGGGGTACATCAGCGCTGGCATCCGGCTACCCGCGTCGTTGCTGCCGCTAGATAAATTCCAGGGCAACACCTCAGTTGGTCAGTCGTCCGTCAATGCGGTGGTGAATCTTCCCTCAGCAATTGTGCAAGGTACAGGGAACACCACTACCTACTCCGGCACCGCTGCGCCGACCACTGGGACCTGGACAAAGGGCGACCGCGTAATTGCGCGGGAACCGGACCCCGGGCAGCCGGCCGCGTGGATTTGCGTCCTCTCTGGCACGCCAGGTGTTTGGCGCGTGCTCCAGACGGTCGCAGCCTGACGAGATCCCATCACCACTATGAACAACAACGATGACGTGGCTGACAAGTACCTCACCGAGGCTTTCATTAAGTCGCTGCACGCGAGGGTGACCCAAATGGAGCAGAACATGCAGACCTACGCCGATGCGACCACAAAGAACACGGAGTGCATCGAGCAGATCCGACGGAACACCCAGGACATTGTGGACACCTTTCAGGCGCTGGCTGGCGGGTTCAAGGTACTGCAAGGGTTGGGACGCCTGGCCAAGCCGCTGGCCTATATCGTGGGCTTGGTCACTGCCGTAATCACAGCCTACTCGGCGTGGAGGGGCATCAGATGATCCCCCAAGGCCTCAAGCGCAAGATCCTGGCCGCGGCGGGGGCTGGCGCTGTTGCAATCGCCGGTGTGCTGGTGACGCACTTCGAGCCCGGGAAGGTCCGCGGCAAGCCCTACATCGACCCGGTCGGCGTACTTACGGTGTGTGATGGACACACCGGGCCGGATATCGACCCGAAGCGGATCTACACGGATGCGGAATGCGACGCCTGGCGCGACGCCGACCTGGCCATTGCAGACCGCGCGGTGCGCCGCCTGATCACCGTGCCACTGAATGACTGGCAGCGCGCCGCGCTCATCGACTTCACATACAACCTGGGCGCGGGCAACCTGGAGCAGTCCACCATGCGCCGCAAGTTCAACGCCGGCGACTATGCCGGCGGCTGCGCGGAGCTGGATCGCTGGGTAAAAGGGAGGGTGGGCGGCAAGCTGACAACTTTGCCCGGATTGGTCACGCGCAGGGAGGTGAACAAATGGGTCTGCCTACAACCCTGATCGGCTGGAAGGGGTACGCCGCGGCGATGGCGGCTGGTGCGCTGCTGGTCAGTGGCGTGGTGCTGGAGCGGCAGTGGTATGGCGCGCGCCAGTATCAGGCCGGGGCGGACGCCAAGCAGGCCGAAATCGAGAAGCGTCAGGCTGCCATTGAGCGAGCCTGGCAGGAGGAAAGAGATCGTGCTGATGCCAAACACCGTGGCGCCGTCTTGGCGCGAGAGGCTGCTGAAAAGACTGTTGCCGCTCAGCGTGGCCGGATTGACGGGCTGTTGCGCCAGCTTGCCCAGCGGCATGCCGAAGCTGCCGCAACCGGCGGCGGACCTGATGCGGCCGGCCCCGACTGGATCGGAATTATTGGGGCGTGTATCGGACGACATGAGCAGCTGGGAAAAGATGCTGCTGGATGGGCTGACCAGGTGAACGGCCTGCAGGACTATATCCGCGCCATCCAACGCCCTCCGCAATAGTGCTGTCTCAGTGGGATCGTTTCAAAGGACTATGCCGTGCCTTCTTCAGTCATCCGTGTGACCGCTTTCGTCGCGAACGTCATTTTGTGCTTGTTGGTGGTCGCTTTGACCATTATTGACCCGATCCGAGCGGTCGCTGTCGTGGCGGTCGACTTTTGGGTCCGAAGGACGTTCTTCGGAGAGGACGGGCGCGGGCCTCGTAACCACATTCAGTGACTGTTCAATTCCACGCTGTACCGCCCTAGCCATTTGATCTTCTGTGAGCGGGGCGGGCGCTTTCATCGTCGCGACGAGAGAGGCAACGCCGAGAGAGGTTGAAATAATCCAGGCGGCCGATGGTGGCCCAAACTTACGCAAAGCCTTTATAAACGGCGTGAATTCCGGCGCCTCACGGGCAACCCGTGATTCTAGTTCACGGACGTTTACTTGTCCCCGCTTTGCCTCTTCGAGTAGCTGCTGGAATTTCCGCAGCTGGCGATAGGTTATCTCCGGCCCGGATATGAGCCGAAGGACTCCCTTTTCGAAAGCGAACTCGCCTGTCGGGATATCGCCCATTGCACCGCACTTCGGGCATTGACTTTTGCTATTACTGATTGTGAAGCTTGAAGCACCGACATCCATGCCAGAGCGGAAAACAAGCCCACACGCATTGCAAAAGGCTGGAAGTTGCATGGCTGCGATCGGAACAGTGGCGACGAAATGGATTCTACCCCGCCCTTAGGCCCGCTCAGCCCGCACCGCCAGCCAGAACCAATGGCTGAATTTCCCCCGCTTGGCCTTTTGCTTATGGAAGAAGATGCGCACGCGTCCGGCGTGGCCGGCGTCGATTTCGACCGGGTAGTCGCGGTCTTCCGCAGTCGCCGCTGCGGGTAGTGCCTGTTGGGCCTGCGATACATACGGGCCGGGCACGTGCTCAAGAATTCCGTTGTTGCTCATGGCTGGAAAATACTGGATGGCTGCACAGTATATTCCGCCTTAACCGGGGTCAGCTTTCGGGCTTGGGCATAGGTTCCGCGACCAGCCGGTCGGCCGGGTAGGGCACCAGGAAATCGCGGGTGTCCGCGACTGGCGCGGTGAGCCAGTCCTGATAGGCGCCCTCTGGCAGGATGACGACCATGCGCTTTTCCTTGCCCGCCTGGTGGTAGTTCTGGAACAGCGGATCATGGTCGGCGTTGATGGTGAGCATGGTGTAGCTCTCCTGCCACTGGCCGGCGGCGTCCCGGTATCGATCCCACAGGCCGGCGATGCCCAGCGGCGCGCCGTCGGTCCGGGTGAAGCGTGTGGGCACTGGGTTCTTTGTCTTGCCCTCGTAGACCGGGCGCCAGTCCGGCTCGAAGATTGCCTCGGCCGGGATGATGCAGCGCCGCCCATGCTGCCAGGCCAGGCGGAAAGTCCAGAGCTTGCTGGCCGTTTCGCTCTTCGCGTTGAAGGTCGACAGCTTTTCGGCATCCTTCAATTTTTCTGGCGCGGTGCCTGGGGCAACCATGCCCCAGCGGCCGACGACAGCTTCCCGTTCGGGCACGGCTTCGTCGCCGGCGTCATGCTCCGGCGGCCGGCGGATGAATGGGCCGGCGTACCGGGGCCACATGTCCGACTTCGGCGGCAGCGGAATGCCGCGGGCGCGGAAGTACTTTTCCAGCTGTGCCTGCTTTTTGAGCGCGGTGTAGTGGCTGCACATGGTCCCTCCCACAGGAAAGGGCAGTATAGGACCACCTACCCAAGGGAGCGCAGCCGCGCGTGCGCATTCCTCGCCTGGCCCACTGCGCCGCCGTCGAGGCCCTGGCACTTCACCAAGTGATCTGCCCAGAGCGCGAGAGCTTCGCGCCGCTCCTTCCAGTAGCTGTACTGGTCGTAAATCCCCTCAACGCTCTTGAGCTTGTGGTTGAGGCACATCTCGGAGATGTCGCGACCGACGCCGAGGGCGCGCATGTGGGATTTCGCTGTGGAGCGGAGGTCGTGAGGGGTAAAGCGCCGAATGCTGGGCTTGTGGTTCCGTATCCAATAGTCGATGGCCCCCCATACCCCGTCCTTTCCTATAGGCGCGTCTCCACCGTGCTTCTTGAGCCTGGCCACGGATCGGGCGGGTACGATGTATTTGGAGTCCAGCGCGAAGCTGTCCAGCTCCCGGAACCATTCCATGACCTGTGGCGCCAGGGGAATGTCCATGGCTGGCCCGGTTTTTGACTCTGGGATGTGCCATAGGCCGGCACCCAGCCGCTTGACTGTCAGCTCGTCGGTTCTGATGTGCTCACGCAGGGCGGTGCTGAACTCGGATACCCGTACGCAGGTGGCCGCGATGATCCACACGCTCAGCTGATTCTGGCGATTCATCTTGGCCTGCATGAATTCGGCCAGCTCGTCATCGGTGAGCATGAGGCGTACCTTGGCTTTCGGCCGCTTGCCGATAATCGCCTCTAGGCTAATGCCGACTCCTGGATTGACGAGGACAATATGCTGGCCCGCGGCGTGCTTGAATATTTCCCGGATAACGATGTACAGAGTTTCCGTCTCGCGCCAGCCCGCCTTATGGGTCTTAAATGTGCCCTTCGTCTTGCGGATCAGCTCAATGACGTCGGCATGGGTGATCTCTTCCGCCGGCCGGGATCGCCATTCCTTCTCGATCCGTTCCAGCTGGCGCAGGTAGGTCCGGTTCGTGGAGCGTGAAAGGTGGGCGAGGACCTTGCCTTTGTAGTCCCCCACCAGCCACTCGACGGTCTTGGCGGCCTTGGCCTTCTGCTTTGCCTCGCGCTTCTCGGCGGCCGGGTCTTTGCCGGCGTCGATCATGGCGCGCAGGCGGCTGGCTTCCTTTCGCGCTTCAGCCAGGCTGATGTCTGGGTAATTGCCGATTGTGGCCTCGGCCCGACGGCCAGGCATTCGGTACCGCAGCACCCAGGTAGCCGTCCCGGACTTGGACAGCGTGAAGGTCAACCCTCCACCGTCCGACTTGGCCACTGGCTCGCCGGCACGGATCCAGTTCTTAATATGGATGTCGGCCAGCAGGCCCTGCAGTACGCGTTTTGTCGCCATGACTCCCTCGATTTGGGTAGCTGGAGCGCCTGACTACCCACCTAGCTACCCATTTTGTGCGAGATGGGAGGATAGCTTGTGAGAAGCCAAGAAATAAAGCCGCAAGTATTTATGCGGCTTTCAGGAGGATTCTGATAAGTAGTGAGAAGCCCGGAACACTAGACCAAGATTATGTCGTATTGCTCTTGCGAGTACGCGCCTTCCACTTCCAACGATATGCGTTTGCCCACGAAGTCGCCCAGCATCGCCAGATGCTGGCTTTCTTCTTCCAGGAATAGATCGACCACCTCTTGCGAGGCCAGGATGCGGAATTCCTTGGGATTGAATTGCCGCGCCTCGCGCAGGATCTCGCGCAGGATTTCATAGCAGACGGTGCGCGGCGTACGCACGTTGCCGCGCGCCTCGCACATGGGGCAAGGTTCGCATAGCTGATGTGCCAGCGAATCGCGGGTCCGCTTGCGGGTCATCTCGACCAGGCCGAGCTGCGTGAAGCCGTTGACCGTCATGCGGGTGCGGTCGCGCGACAATGCCTTCTTCAGCTCGGCCAAGACCGTTTCGCGGTGCTCCTGCTCCTCCATGTCGATGAAGTCCAGGATGACGATGCCCCCAAGATTGCGCAGCCGCAACTGGCGGGCAATCGCCTGGGCCGCTTCCAGATTGGTCTTGAAAATGGTGTCGTCGAAATTGCGGCCGCCCACGAAGCCGCCGGTATTGACGTCCACCGTGGTCAACGCTTCGGTCTGGTCGATGATGAGGTAACCGCCGGATTTGAGGTCGACCCGGCGTGAGAGCGCCCGCGCAATCTCATCGTCGACATTGGCGGTGTCGAACAGGGGGCGCTCCCCGCTGTAATGCTGGATCCGGTCCACCACCGAGGGGGTATAGACCCGTGCCCATTCCAGCATCGCCGCGCTGGTTGTGCGGGAATCCACCAGAATGGCGCCGGTGTTCGGACCCACCATGTCCCGCAGCACGCGCTGCGCGAGCGTCAGGTCCTGATGCAGCAGGGCAGGGGCAGGCTGGCTGCGGGCAGCCGCCTGGACGCTGCTCCACAACTTGCGCAGGTACTCCAGATCCGCCGTCAGTTCGTCATCGTTGGCGCCTTCTGCCTGCGTGCGAACGATAAATCCGCCTTTTTCCTCGGCGGGCATCAAGGCCTGCAGGCGTTCGCGCAACTGGATACGCTCGGATTCGTCATCGATTTTCTGCGAGATGCCGATATGCGGGTCGTGCGGCAAGTAGACAAGCATCCGGCCCGCCATGCTGATCTGGGTCGACAGCCGCGCGCCCTTGGTGCCTAGCGGGTCTTTGACCACCTGCACCATGATGGTCTGTCCCTCGAACAGTAGCTTTTCGATGGGCGTGGGAGTGAGTCCCTGGCTTCTTTCGCCGCGGTTCTCGCGCAGGTCTGCGATGTGGATGAAGGCCGCTCGCTCCAGTCCGATATCGATGAACGCGCTCTGCATTCCCGGCAGCACCCGCACCACGCGCCCCAGGTAGATGTTGCCGACATGGCCCCGCTGAATGCTGCGTTCTACGTGCAGTTCCTGTACCGATCCTTGTTCCACCAGCGCAACGCGGGTTTCAAAGGGGGTGACATTGATCAGGATATCTTCGCTCAGGGCGATGGCTGGGGGCAT